CTGCCACAGTCGGCAGCACGACAAGCCAAAAACGTGCTTGAAGGTGCCACGATGGAGGCCTTCGGTCGAGGTGTCGTTGCGCCTGCAATCGGCAAAGGTGCCGAATATGTCAGCAAGCTGAAAAACATCAAACTAGACCAGTACGTCAAGGCCATTGGTGACAAGGGCGATGAGATCGTCAATGCTCTGCGCGGAAAGACTCAGATCGTTCCCGGTACATCTCCTACGGCTGGTGAAGCCGCTGCACCCGCAGGTAGTGTGGGCCTTTCGGTGTTGCAGTCCCGTGCCCGCCAAGTACCCGGCGCAGCCGACATCTACGCATCAAAAGAATCGCAAAACATTGCAGCCCGTCAAGCACAGGAGTCCCGAGCAGTTGCCAAGTTTGACGCTGCGAAGCAACGCATTCAGGGCAAGATTGATCGTGGTCTTGTCAACATCACTCCCGGTGAGGCTGGTGGTGCGTTGATTGACGCAGCCAGAGCCGAGCAACAAGCCATCAAGTCGAATGTGATCCAGCCTGCTTACAAGGCAGCGTTTGACGCAGCAGGCGACTCTAAAATTGACGTGTCCAAAGTTGTCAGCGAAGCCGAGCGCATCCTTGACCGCAAACTTTCTGACTTTGCAACCGAGACAGCCCCCGACACCGTGCGCAAGTTGCGCAGCTTTGTACCCAAGGTGCCCGAAGCTGAAGCAGTGCAGATTGGTAAAGCTGGGTTCAAAACCGCAAAACCACCAACACCACCTCGGGCAACGCCTGAAGCGACATTGTTGCAACTCGATGATGTGCGCAAAGCAATCAATGCAGACATCGCAGCAGCCAGCACCAGCAATGCACCAATGGCCGCGACAACGCTGAAAAACCTGCGTGACCTGCACCGTGCGATTGATGATGCTGTCAAAGCAAGCGACACCCTGTCTGATGACGCCAAGGGTTTGTATCAAAACGCCCTTGACACATATCGCACACAATACGCGCCCCGGTTCAAGGAAGGCATCAATGCCAACTTGTTCAAGCAGACAAGCCTGAAAGAAACAAAGATCAAGCCTGAAGATGTGGTCAGCAAGTATTTCCAGCCAAAAGGTGAAAGCGAAGCCAAAGACTTTTTGCGCTTGTTTGGAAACAACGCCGATGCAATGAAGATCGCAAGAACTGGCATTGAGGATCTGTATCGCCGGGAAGTGACAGATGCAACCGGTCGAGTGACAACGGATTCACACGCATCGTTCATGAAGAAATACGCAGAGCCGTTAAAAATTCTTGACGATGCTGGCATGAACATCACACAGCGCGTGGGTGTTGTTGCAAAAGACGCAGCACGACTTGCCAAAATCGAAGAACTCGCAAAAGCAAGCGGCAATAAACTTGCATCCCCGCTGCCTGCTGGTGCCAATGCTTTGGCCGTTGAAAAGCGCATCAATGAATTGACCAGCAAATTTACCCCTGAGCAACTGAGCCACGTCAACGCAGTTCGTCAAGATCTGCTGCGCGAGGGTGAGTATCAGCGACTGGTCAAGTCGGGTGCTGATGCTGGTGCTGACCTCAGAAGTTTGGCAACCAAGGCTGGTAAAGAATCTGGTTTGCCGCTGCCAAACTTCATCTCTGTGCCAATCACCATTTTTAACAACGTGGTCAAACGACTGGCGCTGAGGATGGACGACAAGATCGCGTTGGAGATTGCACGAGAGTTGACCAACCCCGCTGTTGCAGCCGAGCAAATTGAAGCCGCGATGAGGCTGCAAGCATCCCGCGCTGCTGCAACACCGGGCGCAGGCACTGCTGCTGGATTAGGTTTAACTCGGGCATTGGGTGCGGAAATGTCAAGACGCGCTGAACCAGCCAACCAAAACGCTCTTGCCCGGTAATACAAATTAGTTAAAATACGGAATCTTTCATCATGGAAGCAGTTGACATGGCCGAGATTGACCTAGTGAAATACGGCGCACTTTGGGAGCGTGTGAAAAGCTACGAGCGCCGGTTTGACGAGATGTCGGTCAAGATAGACAAACTCGAAGTCAGCGTTGAGAAACTGGTGGCTATGGCTAACCAAGGGCGCGGCGGGTTCTGGGCTGGTATGGCTTTCGTGTCATTTGTCTCCAGCGCCGTGGGCTTCGCACTCAGTTGGTTTAAGGGGAACTGACGTGTTGGCTGAGATCGCAGCAGCCAATGCTGCGTTTGCGGTCATCAAAGGCGCACTGGCAAACGGCAAGGAGTTGCACCAGCTTGGCTCCAAGGTCTTTGACTACTTCGACAACAAAGCCAAGATTCAGGAAAATGCCACCAAGAAGGGCGGCGGCTCAGACCTTGAAGAATTCATGGCGCTGGAGCAGTTCCGACAACAAGAAGAAGAACTGCGCGAACGCATGGTTTACGCTGGTAGACCCGGCATGTGGGCTGATTGGGTAAAGTTTCAAGCGGCTGCTGCTAGAAGGCGCAGAGAAGATAAAGAAGCTGCCCTTAAAGCCATCAGGATTCGCAAGGCTAAGACCGATCAACTGATTGAGTATTGCGTGATTGGCTTGGCCTCAGTCATTCTTGCATCGCTGTTGATTTACGGCGCATACATCTACGTGACCTACATCAAAAAATGAGCGACGAGAAGTTGAACGCCAACACAACCTTGGACAAAGTGCTCGGGTATGTGGACTCGCCATTCAAACTGTTCGCCATCCTCATCATGGGCATCGTGGCCTTCGCCGGTTACTTCCTTTGGCAAAATCAGGAGTTCATGCGCGACGCCTATAAGGAGTCGAAAAAGCTGCCTGAGATCAACACGCCCCGTGCAGACGAGGCCAGTGCTATGCTGTTCAAGCAGACTGGCGCAGCCGTTGTGGCGATCTTCAAAGTCAATCCCTTGTTCAACTCTCGGGTGGTCTACAAAGCGTACACCAAGGATGGCAGGGATAAAGCCATCGACGACATTGACGTGGGGTTGTTTACACATAACACTCCGAACAACAACGATGTGGTCAAGTTGATGACCAATGAAATTCCGTGCGGTGAGTACCGCTACGCGCAATCCGAGGTTGGCTTGTGGTACATAGAAAAAGGCGTTGGATTCACTTGCCGTGTAAGTGTTCCACCAGATAGCCCAAGGTTTGTGGGGCAGATTACGGTGGGCTGGCAGCAGCAGCCAGAAAACCTTGACCAAGTAAAATTCATGCTGGAGATTGCCAGCGCTATGCTAACCAAAAGGGGTAATTGATATGGATTGGCTCAAACAAATCGCACCGACCATTGCCACAGCGATGGGTGGTCCACTGGCAGGCATGGCTGTGTCGGCCATCTCCAAGGCCATCGGGGTTGACGAAACCAAGGTGGGCGACTTGATCGCCAACAACAAGCTGTCCGCCGAGCAGATCGCACAGGTCAAGTTGGCCGAGATTGAGTTGCAAAAGCAGGCGCAGGAACTGGGCCTGAACTTTGAAAAGCTGGAAGTGGAAGACCGCAAATCAGCACGGGATATGCAAGCAGCCACTCGCAGCTTGATGCCTCCCATCTTGGCTGGCGCTGTCACCATCGGCTTTTTCGGCATCATGGTCATGATGTTCTTCAACCAAATCGACAGCAGCAATCCTGCTATCTTGATGATGTTGGGCAGCTTGGGTACGGCGTGGACAGGCATCATTGCCTACTACTTCGGCTCGTCTGCTGGATCGCAGGCCAAGACTGACATTCTCTCCAAGGCAGCAAAATGAATTTAACACCCAATTTCACCCTTGACGAATTGACAGCATCCGATTCAGCCGAGCGTAACGGTTGGGACAACAGCCCCAACGATGCTGAACTCGAAAACCTCAAGCGACTGGCTGACTTTTTGGAGCAGGTCAAGGTTGTGCTGGGCGGCAAGCCGGTCATGATCAATTCAGCCTTCCGGTCCAAGAAGGTCAACGATGCCGTGGGCAGCAAGGACACCAGCCAGCACCGCATCGGGTGCGCTGCTGATATCCGTGTGCCCGGCATGACCCCTGACCAAGTGGTCAAGGCTGTCATTGCCAGTGGCATCGGCTACGACCAAGTGATCCGCGAGTTCGACCGCTGGACGCATATCAGCATCCCCAACAGCGTGGACACCAGCCCCCGCAAGCAGGCGCTGATCAT